ATGGAGATTTAGAATCTCATAGATATGAGGTATTAGAATACTGGGGAACTATAGATGCAATGTCTGCTAGAGAACAAGGTTTAGAAATTGATGAAGAGATAGAAGACTTTGAAGAAGTTCAAGTTAACATATGGACTACTAATGGAAAAATAATTAGAGTTGTAGAAAATCCTTTTACTCCATTTAGATTACCTTATCAATCTTTTTCTTATGAAGTAAATCCTTATCAATTTTTTGGAATAGGTGTTCCAGAAAATATGGAAGATGCACAAGCAATTATGAATGGTCATGCAAGAATGGCAATTGATAATTTAGCTTTAGCAGGTAACTTAGTTTTTGATATAGATGAATCAGCTTTGGTTCAGAATCAAAACATGGAAGTATACCCAGGAAAAATTTTTAAAAGACAAGCTGGAGTTCCAGGTCAAGCAATTTATGGAATTAAATTTCCTAATACTGCAAATGAAAATATGCAGATGTTTGATAAGTTTAGACAACTTGCAGATGAATCTACAGGTATACCTTCTTACTCACATGGTCAAACAGGAGTAACAGGTATGACTAGAACAGCATCAGGTATGTCAATGCTTATGGGTGCAGCATCATTAAATATTAAAACAGTTATTAAAAACATTGATGACAGTTTAATTAAACCTCTAGGAAAATCTATGTTCCAATGGAATATGCAATTCTATGAAGGTGAGTTACCAATCTTAGGTGATTTTGAAATTAGAGCAACAGGTAGTTCTTCTTTAATGAGAAAAGAAGTTAGGTCTCAAAGACTTACTATGTTCTTACAAACTATTCAAAATCCATCTATTGCTCCATTCGTTAAGATATCAGAAGTCATTAAAGAGTTAGCATACTCTTTAGATTTAGACCCTGATGAAATTATTAACTCTAAGAGTGAAGCAGAAATCTATGCTAAAATTATAGGATATCAAAATAATGCTCAACAAGGAATTAGCGAAGAATCTCTTGCACCTGGTCAACAGCCAGGAATGGAAACACCTGGAGGAGTACCTGGACAAGGTGCAGCAACAAACAACCCAGGAAATGGCGAGGGGATTGACCCAACAAACAATCCACCAATGCCAGGGGAGATGGGTTTTTCTGGAACGTCTGAAGAACCTGCCTAATCAAGTTAAAGAAATTTTAAAAGATAGTGTTGACTAAATAGTTTTAAGTTGTTATAATAACCATTAAGGATAAAAATATGCATAAGAATAAATCAAAGAAAACTGTTATTATAAAAATGGCTACAGGTGGACTTATGGGTCAACCTCCTTACATTGCTAAAGATGATAAAAAGGATGATGGTATTAATCCTTATGATGTAAATACTCCTGAATCAGCAAGACAGGGTTTACCTTCTAGACTGTTATCTAAAAAAAGAACAAGATTTAAAAATGGTGGTATGTTAGATAGAGAAAGATATAACAAAGGTGATATGGCTTCTATTAGAGATATAGATGTACCTGATGATTTTGAAGAAGCTCCAGCAGAAGGAGATATTCCAGGTGAAAGTATGAATAAATTACTTGTAGATAAAATTAATAGATTAGAAAAAGAAAAAGAAGGAACAAATAATACTTCTTTAAAAGCAAAATTAAATAATGAGATTAAAAGTTTAGAAAAAAAAGTAAGAGTTAAAGCAGCCTTAGGTGGTTATATGGATGAGAATGATATCTCAGAACAAACACCATTAGCTTTAAGTCTTGGTGGTACTGTTAAAAGAAAAGAATATCAAGCATATGCTGAAGGTGATTTAGTTGAAGATGATATGATAGTAGAAGAAGATGATACTATGATGGAAGATGGTTCTTTACTTTCTCCTATGGGTATGGAAGATGATATGTCTATGGAAGATGATATGTCTATGGAAGATGATATGGATGTAGATGGTATTTTAGATACATCATCATTATCAGAAGAAGAAGAAGCAGTATTAGATGAAGCTATGGAAATGCATCCAGAGCTAGAAGCAATTTTACCTAAATTAGTTGCAACAGAATTTACAGAGGATGAGTTAGTAGAAGGACCAGGTGATGGAACTTCTGATTCAATCCCAGCCCTGTTATCAGATGGCGAATTTGTATTTACAGCGAAGGCAGTAAAAAGCCTAGGTGTTGATACATTAAGAGATATGATGGCACAAGCAGAATCAGATTATGATGCTGGGCAAGTAAGCCAAGAAGATGAAGCAGTAGATGCTGAAACTTCTCTATTGGCATAACAGAATTTTTAGAGTGGTACTCTAAGAATAAACAAGCTACCTTATATTTATATAAGCCCTTGTAGCTTTGTTTTCAAACAAGTAACCAATTTTTAGCTACCTTCACAGTTAAGAAGCCCTAAAGGAGGAAACATGAACGAAGACGAAGGACAAACTAAGGAAGTCAAAGCGAATCCTTATAACAGAAATAAATCATGGCATACAGAAGATGTTATGCCTACAGATTTTGTTTCTGCAGATAATGGACCAGCAGATGCCAACACCGACCCTAATGGTTATGTTAGAGAAGCTACTGACAGCAATGTCAACCCTGATACTAACTCAACTCTAGATTCGGCTACTTCGGATAAGTCTTTACAAGAATCAGCACTTAATGTTGCTGACTCTAAAGCTTATACAAAAGTTGACTATAAAAAAAGATATGACGACCTAAAACGATATTATGATAGGAAGTTAGGTGATTGGACTACTAAAGAAGGAGACCTTAAAGCACAGCTTAAAGAGAACCGACCAAAGTATTCACCACCAAAATCTGAAGAAGAACTAAAAATCTTCAAAGAGGAATACCCTGACATATATGGAGTTGTGGAAACTGTATCACACTTGCAATCTAAGAATGAGATGACAAGTTTACAAGAAGAAGTTGAAGCTCTTAAGAAAAAGAATGATACTTTGGCAGCTCGTGAAGCTCAATTAGAGTTATCGAAATACCATCCAGACTTTAATGATATTAAAGAATCGGATGACTTTCATAACTGGGCAGATGAACAGCCAATGGAAATTAAATCTTGGATTTATGAGAACAACAACAATGGTAAACTCGCAGCAAGAGCAGTCGATTTGTATAAGAAAGACCGAGGACTTGGATTAGATAAAAAAACTACTACTGAAAGAAAGCAACCTAATGAAGGTGCTGACTTGCTAGTTAAAACTAGAGAACAAGTTGGACAACCTACTGATAGAAAGCCTACTTTCAAATCATCGGATATTAGAAAAATGTCTGATGAAGAGTTTATGCGATATGAAAAAGATATTGCTATGGCTCAAACAGAAGGTAGATTTATTCAAGATGAATAGATTTATTTTCATTTTTATCAACAAGTAAACAAATAAGGAAAAATAATTATGGCACACTTTCAAGGTGGAAGCACATTAAACTTTGTTGCTGGTGGAGTACAAGGAAACCAATTTTGGGTTCCTGAAATCTACAGTAAAAAAGTACAAATCGCTTTAAGAAAAGCATCAACAGTCGAAGCAATCTGTAACACAGATTACATGGGTGAAATTAAATCATTCGGTGATACAGTTAATATTGTTAAAGAACCTCAAATTGCTACAGCAACTTATACTAGAGGTTTAGCAACACCACCAACAGCTCTAACTGATGCTGAATTAGTATTAACAATTAATCAAGCTAATTACTTTAGTTTCCAAGTAGATTCTTTAGAAAAAAGGTTTGGTCATATCAACTTCCCTGAAATTGCATCTAATAACGCAGGTTATAAATTAAAAGATGCAATGGACACAGAAGTTCTAAATCAGATGTACATCGAATCAATCGCAGGTACAGCAGCTCTAACACCAGTAGGTGTTGCAGCTTCTGAACTTATCTTTGGTAAAGTTGCAGCTCCAATTGATATTGGACACGCAGCAGGTGAAGTAGACCCTCTTAACTTTATGAGTTCAGCAGCTCAAGTTTTGGATGAAAACAACAACCCTGAAGATAATAGATGGTTTGTTGCAGCTCCTAACTTTTATAACCAATTAGCAGATACTTCTTCTAAACTTTTATCGATTGATTACAATGCAGGTAAAGGTTCTTTAAGAAATGGTCTTGTAGCTTCTGGTTTAGTTAGAGGATTTGCAATGTATAAATCTCTTAATACTAAAAAACAACAAGTTGGTGGTGCAGGTCCTGCTACTATACCTTCTGTTCTTTTTGGTCATATGAGAAGTACATCATGTGCAGCAGCAATGAATACAGTTGAGTCTTTTAGAAGTCCTACTACATTCGCAGACCAAGTTAGAGGTCTTCATGTATATGGAAGAAAAGTACTTTCAACTG